TGATTGGTGTTCTTGTACTTTACTCTTAGATAAAGATTTGGAGGTAAAGAATCTGGTAATGGATTGTAAATAGCGTTCTCTACTTCGATGGTATAAAAAGCGGTATCGTTGTCTATTTTAACGTATTCAGCCTCTTTTTTATCTAAATCCCAAACAAATATACCATGATCCAAAGACTCAGCATGATTTTGTTGAATCAAAGAACCAGGATATCCAATAGTTTTCTCTTCGTTTAAGAATTGTGTCTTATGAATATCTCCCAACAGCACGATATCAAAGCCTTCAAAGTTTTCTACTTCAACGTCATTATTGAACAATCCAAATCCGCCTTCAGTAGTAGTGCCATTTACTGGTCCATGATACAAAGCAATCTTGTACTCTTCCTCTATTTGATCGGCTTTGATAAAATTCTCGCAATCGTCGAATACAGACCAATGCACAAAAGTTCTATCGCCGATTTTAAACGCTTCGGTCTCTTTAACGTAGAGTAAGTTAGGATGATCCAATGCATTTACGATTGGAGTTAACGCATCCATTCTTTGTGCATTGTTTAAATTAGCATCGTGATTACCAGGAATAAGTAACACGGGACCGATGTCTGCCAAGTTTTTTAGAAATGTTTGAACCTCGTTTACAAGTTCTGGAGTGACATCGGTCTTCGCGTGTACTATGTCGCCCGTCAGACAGATCAGGCTTTGTTTGTCGAAACTGTTCGCAACGTAATTGGTAAGTTTAGAGAAGACTCGTCTGTACTCGTCGTGTCTCTTAAAGTTTCGTATGTGTATGTCTGATATGTGGAAGATCCTTGTAAGGCTTCCTACGTTGTCGAAATATTTTATCATCTTTTTAATTCATTTTCATTCTTCTGAGCATTAATTCTCCGAATGTCAATGGTTTTGCTTTTTGTAATAATTCTGTCATGCTCGTAAATCCTAGATCAGAAGGGTCTTTACCATCTAATTCTATTAGGTAAACTTCTTTTCCAAGATTAATCAATTGTTCTGAATAAGTCAGCGCTTCTTTTAGAGCGTCCTTATCAAGTGCCAAATATACTGTTTTTACTTGAGATTCCACAAGTTTCAACATCAGTGCCTTTGTAATACTCTTACCAAATAATGGAACAACGTTTCTTTTGATAGCAATTGCGTCGAATATTCCTTCACAAAGTATTACTGGTACTGACCAATTAACGAAGTATTCCATGCCTACTATTTCAGTCTTCTGAACAGATGGCGCGTCGTATTTTTGATAGGGATCTTTTTCGAATGAGCGCGCAATAAAGTAATTTACTTGCCCGTTTTTATCGTAAGAAGGAACAATAACTCTGTTTCTATAACGGCCTTCTTTGCAGTAGCCAATGTTGTATTTGCGTACGTCAGATTCGTTGATGCCTCTATTTTTTAGGTACACAGCGGCGTGACGATACTCAAGAGATTTATCGTTTTCAGTCATTGAAATAAATTCTTTTGGCAAAAATACTCTTTCGATTTCTACTTCTTCTATCTTAGTTCTATCGTTTGAGAAGTAGCTTTTCATCTCCAATAATCTTGGCTTGTCTACGCCAAGCTTCTTAAATAAAGACACAGGCGTTTTGCCCTTAGTAGCAGGGTGACATGTCCAACAGTTGTATTGACCGGTTGAAATGTTGACTACCAATTTTGGTTTCTTGTGATTGCAAATTGGGCAGTGAAATGAATGATCCTTCTTGTTTTTGTCGGGTTTTGATTTTCCCAACACAGATTCCAAAAGACCCAAAACTAATTGTTCGTTCTCCATGGATTGAATATACAAAAATCTTTTCGAATAAAAAAATTTAATCTTCGTTGAGTACACTTAGAACTTAAGTTTTTTATTGTCCTACAAAATAATTATTTTTAAAACCTTCTATAACAGGGGGGAAAACAACAGCAGACAGATGGATATAACTAAAATACTAAACATACAGCAAGAAGAGAAAGAGAGCCTAACAGAGGAGGAGATACAAGCATTGTACATATATCTAAGTATGCAATTTGAAAATATGAATGATCAACAAAAAATGTTGTGGATAGAAACGATGAAGACATTGGACCCCGAATTTAATAATTTTGAAGATGATTAAGATATACATTTTGGAAGGTTGCGATAAATGTAAAAAATTAAAATCTAACCTTGACTCTTTAAAACTTGAGTACGAAGAGATTCCTTGCGAACAGTACCCAAATATGTGTGATAACATAGAAGACGTTACCGGAGTTGATTCCTATCCAATGGTTGACTTAGACGGCAAGATACTATACATCGCTGAGAAGTATTCCAATGTAGGCAAAGTAAAATCTATTACTGAAAACATTTCTACAATGGGGATGTACTCGATAGATAATATCATAGATGCGATTAAAAATTATTAAATTAACAATATGAGATACAAACAATTAATTACTAAAAAATTAGGTGAGCTGATAAACATGATCATGTACCAAAGCTCTCAAATTTCCCAACTGCGTCCACCACAAGAACTAAAAGAGACTTTAGAAAAGATGCAAGATAAGATAAGCGAGGTTCAACATTTAATAGATACTGAACACGATTCCTAATTAAAAAATAAAAGTTATGAAAAAATTAACAGAAGAACAGATCCTAGAGAACTTACAAAAGTTTTACGGATATATTGACAAGTACGTTACCTCTGACAGGAAAGATGCCTTACTGGAATTCTATAAGAGTAGAGAAGTTACCTTAGCTATTAGTCCAGCGTCTACTAAACTATCTCATCACAACTGTTTCCCAGGTGGATACGTTGAACATGTTAATAGAGTAGTTGAAGCCTCTTTAGTTATGGATAAAGTATGGGAGCGCTTTGGTCAGAAAAAAGATTATACTGTTGAAGAACTAGTATTCTCTGCAATTAATCATGACCTTGGTAAACTGGGCACTAATGAAGAGCCTTTCTATATTCCTAACGATTCTTCATGGCATGTAGAAAAGCAAGGAGCTCACTTCAAATACAATAACAACATCACTCACATGAGAATTGCTGATCGTAGTTTATTCTATTTACAACGAGCAAACATTAGCGTTAGTGAAAATGAGTTCTTGGCAATTAAGTTACACGACGGTCTTTACGAAGAGGCTAATAAGTCTTATTACATTACTTATAGTGCTGATTCTGAAATAAAATCTAATTTACCTTACATACTACATCAAGCCGATTTAATGGCTTCGAGAGTAGAAACACAAATTTAAAATGACTGGAATAATCGCAATCGTATTATGGTTCGCCACAATTTTTGGCGCCATTGTATATAATCTTTACAGAAAAAATAAACGTTTAGAAGAGATAGTACTTAATCAAAGTAGCTTCGTTAACGATACGTTGTCTATAATGGACGACTTCAATGCTCTAGTAAATAAAATAGACATGACAATGTGGGTTCAATCTGACCCAGAATTATTACAATTATTTGAAACTATAAAAGCAGTCCAAGCTAGAGTTCAACAATTTACTGGAAGAAAATAATATGGCAGAAGATATACTTGCGGAACAGGAACCGGATATGGGTCTTACCATTAAAGGTACACCTAGAATTAGAAAGCCAAAAACAAAAAATGTTTACTTCACTTCTGAAACTGAGGAGGCTATTTTAAGATATCGTGCTGCGCCTAATCAAGCTTTAGCAAATCAAATCTATAATAAAGAGATTCACTACGCTTTTTATAAATTAGCTGAAAATATTATTCATACTTTTAAATTCTATTACACAGAAGTAGATAATATAGAAGATCTTAAGTTCGAAGTCATATCTTTTCTTTTGCAAAAATTACACCTTTACGATCAGTCAAAGGGTAAAGCGTATTCTTATTTTGGTACCATTGCAAAGAGATATCTAATCATTTATAATCAAAAGAATTATAAGAAAATGATCTCTAAGGTGCAAGTAGAAGAGATAGATAATGCAGAAAAAACGCATGAGACTTTAGTTCTTGAGGCCGAATCCTCTGAAATAAATAGAGTATCTGTTATAGACCAATTCATAAAGCACGTAGACAATAACTTAACTACATTATTTGACAAAGAAGGCGAGATTAGGGTTGCTGATGCCATCTTAGAGGTGTTCAAAAAGAGAGAAAACATAGACATATTCAATAAGAAAGCGCTTTTCATATACATAAAAGAGATTACGGACTGTCAGTCAAATACCATTACAAAGGTGATCAAAAAGCTAAAAGTCATATACAAGGAAGTACTGGATCATCACATAGAAAACGTTGACCAGTGATATTTATTTAAAAATTAGTATGGAACTTGAAAAAGAAATCTTCCCAGGCAAGACTTTGGCGCATTTGGTGGAAGAGGTGTACAACAAACACAAGTCTCAGGACTCAACAATAAAATCAGAGATATTACGTTTGGCTGATATGATCGAAGGCCCTGGCGATGCTATCGTTTTGGTACCTATGATCAAAGGCTTATTGGATTCTAGCCTTAAAAATGATGAGGTTTTAATGAAAATACTCGGTGCTTTCCAAAAGTCTGCAGATGCAAAAGACAAATCAGTTGAAGATGGAGGACTTTTAAGCGAGAAAGACATAGAACAGTTGATGAGCGAGGTTACTTCAATAGGAAACGGAGCTAAACAATTACCAAAAGCATAATGAGTATATTCGGTAACAGCTTTAAAGCCGATAAATCGGGTAAATTTGGCCAATACTTCATAATTGGTCGAGTTAAATCCATAGTGCAAGGACCTTTTACAAGATCCATACAAGCATACACTGCTCCTGATGGACTTCCTGCAGTTAGAGATGTATTAGAACCCAACCCTGATTTTACTAGTTGGAAAGATGTTGGTAAAATAAGATACGAAATAATGTATTCTAATTTATCCGAATCAAAATTAAAACAAGTAACTGAACCGGCGTTCCCAATATTTAGCTTCATAAAACAATACCCTTTATTGGGAGAAATTGTTTTGATTATGAGTGGCCCTTCTCCTAATTTAAACGAAGATTTTAATGCTAAACAGCTTTTCTATTTTCCTCCTTACGCTTTATGGAACGGAGTCAATCACAATGCCTTTCCTAACATGGAAGAGTACGGCCAATATGTAAGCAAAGCGAGTTCAAGACCAGAGTTTCAGGGAAAAACAGATACTTTGGCATTTAGACTTCCTTTGGGTAGAACTTTTATAGAGAACGAAAAAATAAAAACTTTAAGGCCTTTCGAAGGAGATATTATATTAGAATCAAGGTTTGGTCAGTCTATAAGATTTGGAAGCACCGTAAAAGGATTGAAAGCATTGAATTACTGGTCAGAAACCGGAAACACTGGAGATCCTATAACTATTATTAGAAATGGTCAAGGTCAACCAATAGATTCTGATCAATTTGCTTCTACAATAGAGGACATTAACTCTGACGACTCTTCTATATACTTGACCTCTAGTCAAAAAATAGTTTTAGAAGACGTTGTTAACTTTCCATTTAGATCTTACGGAAGAGGCTTATCGAAACAATCACAAACAATACTAGAAATAGAACAAGCACCTACTTCTAACGATATTTTATCAGCACAACAACAAGACTCAACAGCAATAAGAAATTAAAATGTACGTTCCAGAATTTCCATACAAAGGCAAACAGATTATCGTAAGTAGCGGTAGAGTTATTGTACACGCTAAAAGCGATGGTGTATTTTTATTCGGAAAAAAGAATGTTGGTATATCTTCTGGTGGTGAAGTACACATAGACGCTAACGGAGAAGTTTTTGTAGACGCTCCTAAAATTAGTTTGGGAGGAAAGGTAAGTCCTGATAGTATGATTGGTTTAGAACCAGTTTTATTGGGATACAAAACAAATCAGATGCTAATAAGATTGAGCGAAATGCTAATATATCTTGGAACTCAAATGGGTAGAGTATCTGAATCTGATCTACCGGGTTCTATGCAAATATTGGCAACTGCAGCTGTAGTAGTACAAAAAGCTGGGCAATCTATAAACAACGAGGTTACAGGCGGAGGAATAGATCCGACATTGGCATTTAATCTTTCAAAAATAGTATACACTAAGTAATGGGAGACAATTTAATACCTAAGCCACCACCGGCAAATCTTCCTACGACGGCACCAAATATCCGTCCTGCAACTGCTTTTGAAAAACTTTCTGAAGGCGATCAAAAGTCAATACAACAATTAAATTCCAACTCAAATATATTAACTGCAGATGCAACTACAGCAGAACCAGGAATAGAAAGAGCGGTCATAATAGCTGGCAAAACGATCAATGAGGTAAGAATGCAGATGGACGATTTGTTCTTTGGTAAATTTGAAATTGCTGTAGCAGAAGAATCAGACGCTGTTAATCCGATGACAGGCTTTAAAGAGACTTTGGACAAGGGTATATTCTATGTAATGGATAAATTACTAGAAGTTGACATGTGTAATATATTGGATTATGCATTGAATCAAATACCTGGAGGTAAAAAGTTTGATCCTAATATAGATCCTAAAACTATAGATGATAATTTAGCTAGAAAAAAATACGAGATACAATATAAGGCTTATCAAGTACAAGTACTAATAGACGACTTTTATTCTTTATATGGAGATAATGATACTTCTAAAAAGAAAAGTGCTTTGGTTAATTTGATAAAAAAAGTAAGAAGTATATTAGAAGAGGTTTTAGGAATCCAGCCTGAACAAGCACTAAGTCCAGAACAACAAATAGAGCAAGAGGCTTCTGGTTTATCTGTTCAAGACTCTTTAAAAGGTAACGTTCAAATTCAACAAGTTAGAGAATTAGTAGGTAAAGATGGACTAAGAGACGCTGAACTAGTTGCTGCATTTCCTGAATTACAGTTATTTTCTAATTTCATGGAAGACGTCTATAGTGTGTTTAATAAGTACTCTGACGTTAGAAACTTTCCAAATCAAGACGTACAAAAAGCATTAAAAAAGATAGACGATGTTAGAACCATCGCTATATCAATACAAAACTTAACAACCGTTAGTGGAGCGATAAATTTAGCTGATAGATTTTTGGACGGCAAAATTTCTAAGTTCATAAAATTAATTTCTAAGATAATAGATCCTAAAAAATTAATTCCATTCTTAAAAACTATCATTGATATATGTAGAGTAATCATAAGAATTAGCAATAAGATTCTTAGATTGATATCTTTCTTTAGTAGCATCATATCTTTATTCTTATTATTAGTAAAAATATTTTGGATTCTAAGAAAGTTCTTTTTTGGAATTCCAATTCCTAACCTAGTTACAACAGTTGGTGTCACTACTACAGTATCCGATACATTACAAGAGATAATAAAAGAAAAAGGATTCTTATTTTTCTTAAAAAGATTAAAACAAATAAATCAACTTTTACAAACTATTATAGGCTTTTTAAAGAGTTTAGTAACAAAACTATTTACATTAGTAGAAAAAATTAGTGCTTTAATATTCAACATAGAAGCTTGTTCAAGTGATTCTAACACTTTATTAGGAGATCCTTCTACACTACAATCTGAATTAGATCAATACGGATTAGATCAATTAGCAGGCGGTGGTACTAATATCAATCCAAATAATAGATCTGGTGGTGGAGCTGGGGGAGCTGGTGGTAATGGAACTGGAGGACGTGGTGGTAATGCAAGCGGATTAACTAACTTAAGAGGTAGAGGAAACGAACAATCCAATACAAATATTTCCGGTAGAGTTTTAGATGCTAATCCAAATGGAAATGGATTCGGTGTAATCGGTATAACTCCCGACGCAAACGAATTAAACTCAAGAAGAAACGGAGCTTATATAGATCCTGCTTTACTTCAAGAATTCAAAGACGTAAGAGATCTTATGAGAGATAGAGCTCAAAGACTTTTAGAGTTTTTGAACAATTATTTCGATAAAAAGAATGCTAAAAATAATAAGTTTGGCCCTTACACAATAGAAATATTAACCGAAGAATCAGTAGATACCGAAATTAATATAAGAAGACGATACGGTATTGCTATAGATGCAAATGGAATAATCGCTACACAGTCTGATGCTACTTATGCTTCAGACGATAAAATTATTATAGCAGAAGTAAAGGCTAAGTTACTTGCTTTGGGTCTTGTTAATACAAATGCTTTAGGCTATTCTCAAAAATCCAATATGATACTGAATGGATTGGGCGGAACTAATGCAAATGGAGGTTCGGGAGTAACTGGTCTTAATAATCCAGGACTTACCGGTCTTGGAGATTTATCAGCTTCTAAAACTGGTCAGAATATAAATCAAGCTGGAGGAAATTCTCAAACTTTTGGTTTGGGCGGAGTAGCTTCTGCAAACCAATCTTCTGCTCTAAATAAAACTAATGCAGATGGATCTTCTTTAAACATTCCAATTTCTAATGCAAGCGTTGATGGAATTGGAACCGGATTAGATGGAATGACTACAAATATTGCTAATGACGATTACGGAAGTAGCTTAGACGCTTATTTAGCAGAAGACGCAAGAAGAAAGCAAGCTCTATTAGAAGGCGAAAAGAATCAAAGAGGAGGAAATCAACCAAATTTAGGATTCTCTGGTTTTTCTGCTAGCGATATTGCTACAATGGAAGAATCAATGAATTTCTTAATAGACGAAGACATTACAATAGACGATGTTGAATTTATGGACTTTGAAACCGGAGACGACGATCCTGATAGCGACGACGAAGATCCACCAACAGGATTAGGTCTTAATGGATTTGTCAATAGCATCAAAGGCGGCAAGAAATTAAGAAAAAGAATGAGAAAAATGATGGCAAAAGCCTCTTCAGATCTCTCAAATAATTTAAAACAAGCGGATCCAGCAGGAAAATATAGTGGTAAATTAGCTTCAAAACAAGCAAATAAAGAGGCTATAGCAGAAAAGAAAAATAAAATAACAGATTTAAAAGAACAGATCTCTACTTGGAAAAAAGAAAGAGCAGCGGCATTACTTTTAGGACCTACAGCTTTCGCCTTGGCTAAAAAGACTTTAGATCCTAAGATAAAAAAGGCAGAAGAAGAGGTTAAAGTACTAGAAGCTGAGATCAAACAATTAGAAGGCGGTCAACCTGTAGACAATACAAACCAAGCTGCTCAAACTTCTACCGCAGCCACTGGAGGTGGAGCTACTACTTCTACTGGAACACCGGTATCTTACGCAGGTAGTGGAGGTTCTTACTCTGGAGGAGGCTCTTCAGGAGGTTCTAACACAAATCAACCACTTAAATAAAAAGGAATATTACAAAACCAATATTTATAGGATATGGCAAAGACGAATCAAATAGATTTACTAAGAAAATTAATAAGGGAAGAGGTTGCTAACGCAATCCGCCAAGAAATGCCTACCATTTTAAAGGAGATTCAATCCTCAAGCACTACTAAAGAGGTTATAAAAGAATCTAAGAAGGCAAAACCAACATTACCAGGCACACTAAACACACAACCAGTGCGTCCTAAGCCTAACTTCACAGGCAATCCTTTGGCGAATATACTTAATGAAACGGCTATGACAATGGGTGATATGGACGACATGTCTTTTAATACCTCAGACATAGGACCTGATTCTATAGGAATAGATCCAACCAGTTTCTTTCAGCCAAAACAAGTTGCTGTAGGAGACGTTAATGGTATGTTAGCAACAGCAAGACCTAGTTCTGATCCAAGCATGGTACAGATAAATGAGGTGCCAGACTTTTCTGCATTAATGAGTAAATTAAAAGCTAAAGGCGCTATATAATGGCATACAACGCTAGAAAAATATCGCCCCTTGATTTACGTCCATCTACAGGAATTGGAGTTAGCATTCCTTTTTCTGCTTTGAACGTTTTTAATACCGTGTATAGCACAAAGGATCAGACAAAATATAACTTGATTAATTTCTTGTTGACCGATCCAAGAGAGAGACCTTTTAATCCTAACTTTGGAGCTGGATTAAGATCGTTCTTGTTCGAACAATTAGAGACAAACACTACAGATGATTTACAAACTATGTTAATCAGTCAGATAGAAAGTAATTTTCCAAACGTTAATATAGTTAGTTTATTGGTTACATCAGACGTTAATATAGGTGCTATTAATATAGAATTTAGTTATAATATTAGAAATACAAAAGAGTCAGACGAAGTGTTATTGACAATACAAAACGTATAAAGATGCCAAACAGTACAGATGTAAAATATCTCAATAAAGATTTTAGTTCGTTTAAGTCGGACTTAATAGAATATGCAAAATCGTATTATCCTACGGTATACAATGACTTTACTCAAGCATCTCCCGGTTCCATGTTTATTGAAATGGCCGCTTACGTTGGAGATGTTTTGTCTTTCTATTTAGACAATCAATTACAAGAGACTTTCTTACAATATGCAAAGCAAAAAGGTAATTTGTATTCAATGGCCTACATGTTGGGATACAGACCTAAAACTACTTCTGCTGCCGTAGCAGATCTTGAAGTGTATCAACAAGTGCCTTCTGCTAACGACGCCGGTTCTATCGTTCCTGATTTTACTTACGCAGTTACTATTGCAGAAGGAATGCAAGTTAGATCCAATATTAATAATTCTAATTTCTTTTACGTTCCAAATAAAGTAGATTTTACCGTATCCTCTTCCTTAGATCCAACAACTGTTTCTACTTACACAGTCGATTCTTTTGGTGTACCAACCAGCTTCTTACTTAAAAAGAATACGCAAGCAATATCAGGTCAAATTAAAACACAGCAATTTAATTTTGGTACCGCTCAAAGATTTGTAACTGTAAATTTACAGGATACCGATATCATTACGATTTTAAAAGTACAAGATTCAGACGGTAATTTATGGTATGAAGTTCCTTACTTAGCGCAAGATTACATACTTAATCCGGTAACTAACACAGCTGCTAACTATCCAGAATTTTATCAGAGCTCTAATCAAGTTCCTTACATGATAGAAAAGCTGAATGTTCCTAGAAGATTCACTACTAGATATCAAGCTGACGGTACAATGAATATAGAATTCGGTTCTGGTATTAATCAAGTTTCTGACACTAGTGTAATTCCTAATCCGAATGGTGTCGGCGTTGGTCTTACCTCTGGTTTGACTTTATTGAATACCGCTTTCGATCCTACTAACTTTGTTACAACACAAACTTACGGACTATCTCCACAAAATACCGTTTTAACGTTTAGCTACTTAGTTGGAGGTGGAGCTTCTGCTAACGTATTATCAAACGAATTGACTTTTATAGTAAACAAAACTGTTACAGCAGCAGACGCATCTTTTCAAAATACTATAGTAACAAACAACGCAACTCCTGCTTCTGGCGGTGGAGACGGCGATTCTGATATCGAATTAAAATTAAATATTCAAGCAGAATTCTCAAGTCAATTAAGAGCGGTTACTCAAGAAGATTATTTGGCTAGATGTTTAAGTATGCCTTCTAAATTTGGTAAGATCTCTAAAGCGTATATCACAAAAGACGATGCTACATACACTAATTATTTGGCAGCAGACAACAGTCAAAGAGATCAAATATTGGTGAGTCTTTACGTTTTAGGTTTAGACAACAACAATCATTTGGCGACTCCTTCTATGCCGCTTATGACCAATTTAAAAAATTACATATCTGATTATAGAATGTTGACTGACTCGATAAACATTAAGTCCGCTTATATTGTTAACATTGGTTGCGATTTCGATATTGTAATAAGACCTAATTATACAAGTCAAGACGTATTGGCTAGATGTCTTATTTCTTTACAAAACTATTTCGATAAAGACAATTGGCAAATAAATCAACCTATTATTTTAGGAGATTTGTATGCTCTATTGGATCAAATAGACGGAGTTCAAACTGTTAAAACGGTTTCGATCATAAATAAATCAGGAGAATCCAATAACTATTCTAAGTATTCTTACGATATTAAAGCGGCTACTTTAAACAATGTAATATATCCTTCTTTGGATCCGTGTATATTTGAATTAAAGTTTCCACAATCAGACATAAAAGGTAGAGTAGTAACATTTTAAAGAATAAAAAATGGCAATATATAAAATATTTCCCACAGCGGATGCAACAGTATACTCAAGATTTCCAGTAAAAAACACTGGTCTTGACGAGATATTGGAAGTATCGGCTAAAAATAACTCTACGCTAGTTGACTATTCAGTTGATATAGATCCAGGCGCTATAATATCAAATGACGATTTAAGAAGAGCTTTGATACTGTTTAGTGATGAAGATATCAATACAATAAAAAGTTATCGTACAGGATCTTGGAAAGCTGGTTTAAAATTATACTTGGCAAATGCAGAAAATTTATCAACTACTTATAGCCTTGAAGTTAGACAGGTTTCTTCTTCATGGCAAATGGGTACTGGTAAATACACGGATTTCCCTGAAACAGTTAACGGCGTTTCTTGGTACAGTCCAAATGCTTACGTTACATCTTCTAACTCTTGGACTAATGCATCTTATTTCTTAACTCCTGGAGGTGGTAACTGGACAGGATCTTTTGCAACTCAATCGTATACTTACAAAGACGCTAAAGACATAAATGTAGAGGTTACTTCGATAGTGAATAGTTGGTTTAGCGGATCTCAAAATAGCGGATTCATTGTTAAACATCCTACTACTGTAGAGAACTATTCTGCTAGTTTTGTAGCTCTTAACTTTTTCTCTGTAGATACTCACACAATATATCCTCCTACTTTAGAAATGAAATGGGATGATAGCTCTTATACAACAGGAAGTTTAAGCATTATAAATAATAATCAATTTATATTGAGTTTGGATAATAACGTAGGCAACTACAAATCAGACACTACAAAATATAGATTTAGAATCAACGCAAGAGACAAATACCCAGCAAGAACTTTCACTACGTCTTCTATTTATAACGTAAATAAAGCTTTACCTCAAGCATCTTATTGGTCTTTGTACGATTTAAAAGCAGAAGAAGTTATTGTAGGTTTCGATACCTCATACACAAAAATAAGTTGCGATGCTACTAGTAGTTATTTTGACTTATACATGACAGGATTAGAACCAGAAAGATACTACAAGATATTAATCAAGACTGTATTACCAACGGGAGAAAACATTGATGTAGATAATAATTACATCTTTAAAATAATTAGATAAGAATGTCAACAACGGTAGATTTAGTAAAAGAAGTAAGAGGAGTTAATACCTATAATAAGGTAATTGATTCTAGTTTTACAGAATTGGTGCCTGCCGCAATACCAGCGCCTGCACCGGATAGCGTTACTGTTGGTGATTTTTTTAGATACTACGATCAACTATTCTTTAATATTCCTGCTAATGGAGCTTCTGAATCTCACGAAGCACTAGTAGCTAGAAGTCAAGAGTATATCGGAGGATCAGTATTAGATCCTGAAAAACAAGCGCTGATAGAAGAAATTAACTCTCTTCGTCAACAAATTTTAGACTTAAGTCAAACGTATCTAACTATCAATAAAGTACTTTAATGGAAAATGTTAACATAATATACGACGGTCCTGGAATTGTTCAACAGGATTATACTCCTCAGGACGATCGATTAATAACATCGAACTATATCACTGGAGAATTTGGAGACTCCAGCGATTATATAGAATTCTTTGTATACGATCAGAACGGAAACTTAGAGTTCGTTAACTATCAGTTAGAAGACTACTACCCAGATTCTAAGAACACCATTAAAGCAAATAGATACTCTGCTTTAGTATTAGATCCGCAAAAAGATTTAACTACATTAGGTTTTAATAGAGGCATTTTAAATACGCAATACAATTTCTTAAGAAAACTATTCAACTCTTCTTTCGGTACTTTTTATTGGATAAAGGAAATTTCTTCTTCAAGAACCGAGATAAGATTATCTTCTCAAGTTTTAAGTAACACTGCAATACTAAATGCTTTTAGTCAATATCAAAGCTACGTTTCAACAAAAAACTACTTTCCTGATTTCTATTTAAACTTTGGAAATAACGAGTTAATCATCGCAAACAACGTTGCTTACTCTGAAGATCCTGATACGGGCGAAGCCAGTTTACTTATTAAGCTTTACGAACCATTGCCTGATGCTTACGATATCAAGAGCGAATTATGGATGGTCGACAAAATTGCAGAGTCAGTTAGTTTTAATGTAGACTTCCAAATATCTGCAGACGTACAAGTAACTTTAAACTCTTTAAGAGGCCCAAACTTTAAGATTGCAGTAAATCAAAAGAACGGCCAAACTACAGAGTACTATTCTTACAACACTCTTTTAACTAGCGAAGTAAGTTCTTCCTACCAAAAAATGCTTTCTTATTACCAAGATAAGTCAGTAGACATTAACGTAGATTACACTAACTTTGGTAACTTCATACACTTCTCTAACGCAACAGAGAGAGTAAATAATTTCGTTTATAAATTAGGATTATTAGAGTCTTACAATTCTCAAATACTAGCTCAAAATAATTTACTAACTAACGGAACAAGTTTGACTATTGTATCCTCTTCTATAGGTACAATTCAAAATTCTATCAATAATCTTATAGAGAAGTTCGACCTTTACGAATACTATCTATACTTCGATTCTGCAAGTTGGGCGTGGCCAAAGATGAATACAACACAGCCTTATCAATTGTATTCAGTAACCTCTTCTCAAGCCATTAATTGGTTGGGATCAGCAGAAATAGCGCCTAGTCCATATACTTCTTCTTTATTGTACTCTGCTTCACTTTACGATGCTACCAATAAAGATCAGTTAATTAATTCTATACCTCAGTACCTTTTAGACGATCAAAGCAATGCACCTTATACGACATTCTTGAACATGATTGGACAACATTTCGATAATATTTGGTTGTATTACAAAGACGTTACTACAAGATACGACGCTACCAATAATCCTGACACTGGGATATCTTTGGACATGGTGTCTGATGCATTGAAAGGATTAGGATTCGAATTATATACTAACTCAAACATATCCGACAACTTATTTTATACTTTATTCGGTATAAATCAAGACGGAACGTTGTTGCCTCCTACAGGATCGGAAGTAATTAACACTTACGTTACTTCTAGTATTGCTACGATAGGAAACGAACAACTACAAGGGGAATTGTACAAGAGATTGTACCACAATTTACCTTACTTATTAAAAACTAGAGGTACTCAAAGATCTGTTAAAGCTTTAATTTCTACTTTCGGTATTCCTGAAAGTATGTTGACTGTTAACGAGTTTGGAGGAAATTATTGGACTAGTAGCGTTGGCATATTCGAAATAAATAACGATAAGATAGACATCATGTCGGGTTCTATGGAAAGTCCTCACACTATCTTTGGTCATACAGATATGTACATGACTCCTACAGAATTGAGCGCTTCTATACTTTCACCTTACGCTACACTTCAATATTATAATACGGATAAAAGGATTAACTCGACCAACGTAGAAGTCGGTTTTTCTCCTGCAAATACTATTAATGCAAATATAACAGGATCTCTACCTTCTTTAAATCTTAATCAATTAATAGGTAAACCAAGTTACGCTACATCAGGATCTTACCCAGCTTTGGATCTACAAAGAGAAGCTTACTTTGCCTCTTATACGCAACCTCATAGCGTTTGGGAATACATCAGATTGATTAAGTACTACAACAACGTACTATTCAAAACAATTAGAGATTTTGTGCCGGCTAGAGCAAATTTATCTACGGGTATTATTGTTAAGAGTCACATCCTAGAGAGAAATAAGTACGCTAGGCACGAGCCTAGTATGAGCATGGACAATAATCTATCTCAGTCTATTGATATGATTTATGTAGACGGAGGCACTGGTGGATCTATTTCTGGAAGCACTACTAACTCTGGTTTCTATACCTCTTCTTTGGGCTTAATTCCTTACACTAGTACAGATGGAATAGAGTTATACAATGGAGAATTTGGAGGTACCGTAATTACTG